GCTTTCCCGAAGCGGTCGTCTATCACGGGACGAGCACGGCGTTCCTTGAGAAGATGCTGCCGCTCGCGCACGGGCCGTGCTTCGTCTGGCTAGACGCCCACTTCCCGGGCGATGCGAGCGTGCCGATGTGGCCCGTGTGGGATGACTTGGCGCTGCTCCAGGGCTACGAGCGTCACGTCATCTGGTGCGACGATATGCAGCACGTCCGCGACCCGGAGAATCCGGCGTGCAAGGGTCAGCGGGTCGGCGTGGACGGTTGGCCCGGCGACACCGCGCACACGATTGCGGAGTACAAGGCGTGCCTGGCAGACACGCACGTCGCCGCGATCGTCGGTACGGTGCTTCGATTCACCCCGAAGGATCGCGACTAGATACGCGACAGGTCGGGGCGATTTCTTGACGATGGACCGCTGTTCGCGAACCATTGTGAGGACCAGGACTCTTGCGCCGGTTTTGACGCTTCTGGTTCTCTGCGCGATAATCCTGAATAGGGACTCATCGCGATACACACGGCAATTTCCCAAGCGTCAACGTGGTCATCATGCCCGTTCTTTGATTTGAACGCGCCGCTCGGCTTACGAACGAGGCCCTTAATTTCGGCAACCGTTTTTGCGTCGGGGATGACGCAAAGCGGTTCGGCTTTGCCAGTCTGCGGGTTGCGATGGCAAATGAGTTCGAGCAGTTTTTGATCCATCATGGCACGCATGAACGGTTTCGCCGTTTCCCACCCCGGGAATTTTGTGGGCTCTGGATTGTCAGCATCGTACCTGGCGTAGTAGTGCGTATTACCCATGCCAGCGTCAATCGCGCGGCGCACTAAGTCGTAGCCCATACCGGCGGTTTCGATGGCGTAGTAGCAATTGCCATACCACCGATACAGGCAATAAAGTTGCTTCATTAACTCATGCGAGCCAACCTTAGCCGTGTACGTTGCGACAAGTTTCGTATCGCTAAATCGGACTACTTGCGCGACGGTGAAGTCCGATTCTTCCGATTCATACGCAACGTCGGTGTCAATCCCCATCGTGTATTTCTCGCCCGGCTCCGGCGGCGCGTAGATGCGGATTTCTTGCCACGGGTTCGGGTCGCGATGCACGACCGAAATGGGCTCGCCGTGCATTTGCCAATGCGCAAATTTGCCTTCGCTCTCGAACAGGCCAACGGCGGCGGGCGTGCGGATCATGCGCGAGAGCGCGTCCATCGACTCGCGCGGAAACGGCGTCGTGCCCGTATCCACGAACGCGGACTCCACCGTCGTGAGAAACTCTTGCCGGAACGCTAGCAGGCACGATTCTTCACTCGGTAGCTCGTAGTTGTCGATCTGGCAGCGCCGCCAGAACAGCCGCTCGAGCGAGACGCCGTAGCGGTCGCGCTGCTCAAGTTCCTCCTCGCCACCGTACTTGTTCATCTTGCCGAGCGTGGCGTTCATCTCGTCGCGCATCGCCTTGCTGAAGCGGGCAATCTGGCCGCGCGGGTGCGCCTTGTCGCGCACGGTGTTGTGAACGAGAATGCCGTTGGCTGCATATTGATGCACATCGGCAACTGAAATGTCGTATACGTTTGCGAAGCCAGCGTCCTCAACTGAGACGACTCTATCGTACTCGGACTCTACTGCGCGCGCGCTAACGCGCCGCTCGCCGCGCCGGGATTTCGTTGGGTCGGCGCGCCATGATTTTCGCTTTGAAACAAAGCCAATCTCAGCAAGGAACGTTTCTGACTGTTGTGCCCGCAGGTACATTTTCCAGCCCTTGTGGCGCTTGCCGCGAATCGTTCGGTCGTTGCTATAGATTCTCGCCCGAACGCCAAAACCCAAAAGCAACAACTGGACCTGCCGCAAAAACTCAACATTCTTGGCGTAGTATTCGACGGACGTCGCGCGCGTGTTGCGGTACCCATCGCCCTCGAATAGCCCGCGCAGAAACTCGCGAACAACTGGCTTTGGTGAGCGAAATATCGCGTTTGGAACGCACGGCGTGCGGCGTTGTATTTCGGGATCAAATCCACCGAGTTCGGTGAAGAACTCCTTGAAGGCCAGGCGACCGGAACGCACCACGGTACATGCGGATGCGCCGTGTTTGATTGGTTTGATCGGAACCTTGCCCGCTGACCCACGCGACGGAAACCGCTCCGTAAACGCTGTGACCAACGACTTCACATCGTCAACCACGTCTTCGTCCTGAGCGTCGCAAGCGACCGAAAGTGCGCCGTATCTGTCAAGGCACCCATCGGCCATGTAGTAGCCGAGTAGTCGCCCCATCTCGTTGGTGATGCTGATGCCGCCGACTTCTTGATAGTCAGCGCCGAATTGGTGGCCGACGAGTTGCACGTCTTTGCCGAGCGTATTGCCGGCAACGATCCAGCCGTCTGGCGTCCAGAACGGGTGCGTCGGCGTGCATACGATTGAGCGTCCCTGCTCCGTGGTGACGCGAACAACTTGGCGGTTCTCGAACTTGAACGTGTCGGTTACGCGCCCGTAGGTCGTCTCATCTCCGACGACGATCGTCTCGATCGGTTTTAAACCGTCCTTACATGCGACAAGCATCCCCTCAATTATACAGTATTCTTCGTGATAGCGCCACGGGCAGAGCGCCGGCACCATCACGCCCGGGCGGCCCTTCTCGACGCAATCCGGGATGCCGAACAAGCCGTTGAGCACGTCCTCGGCGCTCGGCTCGCCGACGTAATTTTCGATGCGCTTGATCCACTTCGGGTTCTGTTCGCACGCCTTGAGGACCATCGAATGATATGAGTCGCCCGGGCCGTTCGGCGTCGTGTCGATGATGAGGATGGCGTACGGGTTGTTGCCGAGCGCCGAAATGAGGCCCATGTTCACGGCCTCTTGGCGCGTCTCGTCCATGTGGGCGTACTCGCCGATCGACACGAAGATCGCGCCGCCGACGCCGCGGAACGACGACGGGACCGTGACCTGCGAAGCCGAGTTGAGCCCAGGGTTTGCTACGCGGTCCTTGGGATCTGGATTTTCAAAGACGAGGTGCTTGAGGCTCTGGATGCGGCGCATCGGCTGCATCCACTTCGGGAGCCCGTTGAGCATGACGTTGAAGTCGGTGGCCTGCGCGGCGGCCACGTCCTCGTCGTCCACCAGGATGAACGCACGCTTGTTCTCGTCAAGGATGAAGTGCAGACCGCGGGCGAGGCATTCGGTGGTCCATCCGAGTTGGCGAGCTTTGATCTCGACGAGTCGCCCGGGGAGGCCAGCGCGTAACTGCGAGTCAAGGGCGACTCGGTGGATGGCCTGGCCGACGAACGGGCGCAACAGGGTCGTCCGGCCGCCCTTGTCGCGGATGTAGACGTAGTTGTTGGCGAAGAACGAATACGAGTCGCGGGTCTGCCCGGTGAGGGCGAGGCGCACGACGTTGCGATGGGCGTCCGGGATATGGTCGCCGTACTTCGCGCGCAGCCACGCTTCTTGGGTGGTCAGTTCGGAGGGGGCGTACAGGCTTTTCAAGCAGGGGGACCTTCCGCCCGCCGCGACGTATTTCCGCCACCGTGCGCCTCCTTGACGCGATCCGCAAAGCCGTTGATCCCCGAGGCCCTCTCGGCGAGGTTCTGTCGCCATCGGAAGTGTTCAAGGAGCGGCTCGGGCTGCCGATCGCGGCCCCGCATACCGCCCGCGCCGTCTTGGCGGCATCGAAGGAGCAGGTCGAACACGCCCTCGCCGCGCCCCGATTCGCGAGCCTGGACGAGTCCGCGCCGCCGAACCGCGTGCGCCAGGTGAGCGCGTACGTCGAGGAGCATTGGTCGCCCGTCTACGCCAAGACGGACAGCACGGACCTTGCGACGATCCTCGTCACCTCGCAGCAGCAAATCGGGTGGACCGTCACGCAGCGCGAGTCCGAGCAATCGCGCCTCGCGCGCCGCGCGCAGCAGAACGCCGAGGAGTTCGCCGAGGTCCTTCAGTCGATGCAGATTCAAGCGTCGGACGAGTTCTATAACGGGATACTTGAAACCGTGCCCGGCAACGATCCGATCATCTTGGATGGCGAGATTCTGCGCGGCGAAGCGACGTATGATGAAAACGGCAAGATGACGCACGACGGCATCATTCGTGGCACGATGATAACCAAGGGCCGACGTGAGTACAACGAGCGCACCAAGGGATACGTGCATTGGGACAAGGGGGCTTGGGAGCAGCACCTCAAGGCCGAAGCGGAGTGGTGCTCAAGGCCCGTTCGTAATGTGCGCCGCGCGCTAGAAGACTGCAACAACGCGCTTCCTCTCTGGCGCCCGGTTGGCATAAATTTTCGCAGAGATAGGCGCAGCGCCGTATGAGCATCCCGGCTGACGTTTTAATTGACGACGAAGACCGCGCTCGATTCGACCAATTCACCTGGCACGTTTCAAAGACGAAGCCGGGTCGTATTTATGTCAAGCGATCATTCAGAGTCGGCGGTCGTCGCAAGTCGTGTTGGTATTTGCACCGCGTGATAATGGATGCTGCTCCTGGCGAATACGTGGATCATATCAACGGTAACCCTTTGGATAATCGCCGTGCGAATCTTCGCAAGGGTACTCAGTCGGCGAATTTACAAAACCGCCATATCTTGCAGAGTACCAATACGTCTGGCCTTCGTGGTGTTGGTTGGGATTCACGACGTTCAAAATGGCGTGTTCAAGTCAAATTAAACCGCAAGAATCACTTTCTTGGCTACTACGATGACGTTCACGAAGCGGGTCGCGTTGTAGCAGAATGGCGCCGTGAGCACATGCCGTTCTCCGAGATGGATAAGGTCGCGGTGTGAACACCAATCAAAGGGCCGACGCCGATATATCCGTGCCCGCGTCGCCCCCAAACTCCCTCGTCATTTACCAAGCCCATTGCCACGAATGTTCCGCGCGCGAAGATCGTCTCGGGACCATAAACCAACTAATATGCTCTGCCGTTGAAGTGTTAGCGGACAAGGACATTCCCGCAGAGGTTCGTGACCCTGCCGCGTCCTTCTTGGCTTTTCAGTTCCGGCTTAACGGCATGCCGACGCCGTGAGTAACGCGATATTCGGCAGTTCGTATAACGAGGCTGGAGGGCGCGGCGGTTGGCTCGGCGGTCAGCCCGAGGACCTGTCATCGCAACGGCGGCAACGTGAGACAACGAAACAAACGCCGTTGCTCAAGTGGACACAAAACGTTGAGGCAACGCTCAAGCGCGAGCGGCAACAAGTGACCGAGCAGATGAAGAACAACACGGCGATGGCGCAGGGCGAAACGCCGTGGTGGCGCGGTCGCCCGAAGTGGAAAGTGCGTGCGCGGTTCAATAGCTGCGCGACCGTGCCGTTGACGTGGACCGCCATTCTGTGCGATGCGAAGCCGTCCGTGACGTATCAGGCGCTGGACCGCAAGAAGCAGCGTCGTGCGGACATCGCGACGGCCGCGTGGGAGCAGGCGTACGAGGACGGCAACTGGGATGAGTGCATCCACGCGGCTGTGCTCATTTCGCAGGTGCAGAAGAAAGCGTATCTGTCGCTGCGCCCGCGGCTGAAGGGCGATCAAGTCATTCCGCATCTGGTCGTGTTTTTGGGCGAGCAGGTGTACGTCGATTCCAACGCACGGCGGCTAGAAGATGCCGAGATTCGCATGGTGGAGTATCGCGAATCGTACGGCTCGCTGTGCGCGCGATTCGACGGTTTGGAGAAGAAACTTCAGCGCAAGTATTTCTCCAACCGCACGGAGAGCGGCAACAACAGCCAACTCGCACCGCCCGCAACGTACTCGTTCTCCGGGCTCTCACCGGGCGGCAACAGCCCCGGCGTGACGACGCCGGCGTATGCCGGAACGCCCAATCCGCCGGATGGCGCGTCGGGCTCCGCGGGCATGAAGGTTGTGGAGTTCTGGACGACGCCGCACAAGACGATCGACATCGACGAGGTGCAATTCCTCACCTCAGGCGAGCCTGCCACGCGGCCCAAAATGTACGAGACAATCGACCCGGACGACGAGGAGCCGCTGCGCCGCATCGTCACGGAAGCCGGGATCATCTACGAGATTCCCGAGTCGCTTGTGCGAAAACTGCACGACGCGGAGGACAACGGCGGCATCCGCATCCTCTCGGATCGGCCGGCGCTCGAAGCGATCACGCACAAGGTCCGCTACCCGCTCTATCCCGATGGCCGTCTTGTCGTCAAGGTAGACGACGACATCATCGCCGACGACCGCATGAATCCCCTGGGCTATATTCCGCTCGTCGAGATTTCCGCCAACGCTGACCCCGGCGGCGGCTACTACGGGCCGTCGTCGGTGGATCTGATTGCGGATGCCTACGAGTTAAAGATTCGCACGATTTCCGGCATCGGCGACAACGTAAATCTGATGGGCAACAACGGCTGGCGCATTTGGGAAGGCGAGCCGACGCCGAACGACGACTTCACCAACGCGCCAGGGTTCATGACGCGCGAGACGATCAACTCGCTGCGCTACTCGAAGCGTGAAGAAGCGCCCGACCTGCCGAGCTACATCATGAAGACGCTCGAGTATTACGACGCGCAGATCAAGGATCTGAGCGGCCTCTCGGACATGGTGACGGGCAAGATGCCGCCGAGGATGCAAGTGTCCACCGAGACGATGACCAATCAGCAGGAGGCGTCGGGCGTGCGCTTTCGCGATTCGCTGGCGTTCGTGTCGCGCGGCATGAAGACGCTCGGGTCGCATTTCCTGGAGTTCGCGGCGCGGTTCTACACGGCACCCGTGATCGTGCAGATCAAGAACAACGCCGGGGTGACGGAGCCCGTGCCGATGCTTGGCGCGTACATCACGGACCCGTTCATCGTCGAGGCCAAGGCGGGGTCGAAGCAACCGTCCGGGCCGAGCGCGCGGCTGCAAACGCTCATGTCGATGGCGGCGGCCGGGATTCCGGTGGCGACCGAGACGATCTACGACCTCATGGAGCAGCTTGGGTCGCTGCCGTCCGCGACCCAAGCGATGCGGCAACTCGAGCAACTCATCGCCGACGCGCAGCGCGACCCGCGGCAGGCGTGGAAGGTAAAGGGCTATCAGCCCCCCGGACAGCCGGGCGCGAACAAGCCGCAGGCGAAGAAGCCGGGGTCGCGGCAGAGCCGCAAGCAACCGCAAACGGCATGAGCGCCATCCGCGGGAAAGCCGCGCATCCGAACAGCGACAATTCTGCGGCGGCGACGGCGGCCTCGCCGATGTACGCCACCACGCGGCCGGCGGTGGTCACGCCCGTCGTCATCCGGGACGTGCAGGGCTGGCTGACGCAGCGGTTCGGCCTGCGGGTGGCGCTCGTCATCGAACGATGCGGGGACCGGAATCGAGTCGCCTTGCGCTTGATTGAGCCATCGTGTACGTATGAGGCAGAGGTCGCCTTGCTGAACGCTCTACGGAAGCGTGAGCCGCGCGCACCGATGGAGCGGGTGATGGTGCTGTTTGAGAGGACCGCGTGACGACCGAAGATGCGCGTGCGCAGAATCGGCGGTTCACCGATGAATTGGATTGGGCCACGATTTTGCTTGGTTCAATGAACCCGCGTACCGGCGTGATGGAGGGCGGCCTTGTCGCATCCGTCGCGAAGCTCGCCGAAGATATGGCGCGGCTCGCCGATCAGATGGCGTTTCGGCACGTCGTTGATTCGTGGATTCTCCGCGTCATCGGCGGCATCGTCATTCTGCGCGAGTTTGGGATGCCGCGACTAGACGATATCATGAAACTGATTCACGGTGGTGCTGGATGAGCCAGGCCGCCAGAGACGCGCTGATTGCCTCGCCGTTGACGTTCTTCCAAGACGACACGCAACGCGCCGACCTGGATGACGTGGACACCACACAGACCGGGCTCATCGCCCTGCTCTCGGAATTGGTTGCCAAGGGTCACGCGCTTGAGTTCACGGCCGTGAAGACGGACCATCACGACGACTCGGCGCTGGGCGAGCATTGCCACTTCAACGGCTATTGCGCTGACCTGTGGCCGCTCGCGAGCGCCACGGCGGGTGACTACCTGGACGCCGGCGACCCGCGGTTCCAGGCGTTTCTTCGCGACGTGGCGGCCTCGCGGTATCTGTACCAGGTCGGCCTCGCGGGCACGGCGTGGACGAGCGCGAACGCGGTCGCCGCAGGCGGCACCGTCTTTCACGACGACGGCGCGGATCACGTTCATTTGGGCGCGACGTGAATCTCATCGCCGTGTGGCAGGGCTTGCCTGCATCGGTGCGAGAACCGATTCGTAGTGGCCTTGTCTCGTCCGCCTTCTCGGTTCAAACGGCTGGCCTCGTCCTTTACGTCCACGACCATTGGTGGGGTGTCACCATCGCCCTCATCCTCCCCACGGCATATCGCGCTCGCCAGGGCGCAATCCGAGCTTCAAAAACACGGTTCAACTCGCCGGCGGCGCAAGCGCCGTCGTCACCCCACCGAAAGGAACCTAGCATGCCTTCGATCATCCAAGACCTCGGCATCGTGGAAACCGTGCTCGGCGACATCGCCGGGTTCGCCGCAGGCAACCCCGTGGCCGCGACCATCGACGGGTACGGGGTGTCCGTCGTCGTGCTTACGAATGGCCCCGTCTCGCCGTACACCGAAATCACCGGCTCGTTCTTCTCCATCCTCTTTGCCGTGCTCGGCCTTGCGGCGGGGTTCCAGGCCGGAACGCCGATCACGATCGCGGTGAAGGAAAACAAGACGTGGTTCGGCGTGACACTCACGCCGAAGGCCACGCCGGCTCCCGCCGTTCCCGAAGCCGCCTAAGCGCGGTGCTTGAACCGCGCTCGCTTGCGGTAGGAGCTCGCCATGAGCGAACTTCTGCATCTCCTCGTCATCGCGATCGTGCTCGCGGTGCTGTTCTACGTGGCGAGCCGCGTGCCGGTGCCCGCGCCGTTCGCGTGGATCCCGTGGGTCGTCGTGGCGATCATCGCGCTTGCGGTGCTGCTGCCGTTCCTGGGTTTGCATTTGCCCGCGTGATCGTGTACGAAGGTCGCATGGGCCGGGCATCGGAGCGCGTCTAGGTGGCAGGCATGCCGCCGGCAGCAGGGCCAGGTGGGGCACAGCCCCCGCTGAGGCCACCACTCGCTGCCGTACCGAATGGCCCACCACCGCCTGGCGCTCCTGGTCCTCCGGGACCGCCGCCCGGGCCACCGCCCCCGCAGCCGATGCCCGGCCCCCCGAATCAAAACGCCGGGCTCAACGCCTTCCTCGCCGCGTTCCTCACGGACGTGTCGGCCAATCTGCCGCCCGAATGGCAGATGGTCGATATCGCTGCGACCGCGCTCGAGATCGCGATTCGCGGCAAGTCGATGCAGAAGGCCGAGCAGACGGTGGCCGCGTTGACGAGCGTGCAGAACGTGCTCAAGACGCTGCTGAACGCTCGCATCGAGGGGAGCACCAAGAGCGGGCCGCAAACACCGGAGGTGCAGGGCAACGCGACCGGCAGCAATGCCGACGCGGGAGGCGTAGACGCTGACGCGCAGCCCGGCGCGGGCGGCGACGGAGGAGGTGAGGCAACATGAAGAAGGGCAAGGGCGGCGGGTTCTTGGCGCATATCAAGAGCCATCGCAAATCCGCCGAAAAGAAGCATTCCAAGCGCGCGAAGAAGTAGCGCGCGCAGCGTAACAAGCCGTGATTTTAGACCCGGAAAGGGGGTGTAACAATGCGTCGGAAAAAGAGCAAGGAGTCCAAGAAAGCCCGCAAGCGGGCGGAAAAGCGGGCGAAAAAGTAGCCCCTTTCCCCAAACCTGTGCGACCGCGCCGAGGTCCTTTCTCGGCTCGGTCGCACTCTATTCTGAAAAGGACTCAGACCTGTGGCAGAAACCGTGTTCCCCGTCCGCGAGACGCTGGACAAGATCGTCGATAAGGCCAGCAAAGAAGGCCGCATTCCGCCAGCGTCGGCTGAGCATGGCCCAGGCGCCCTGTTGCCGTCGTTCTCCAAGGGCACGATGCCGCTTGACGATCACGGCGCGACGATCGAGCAGCGCGTTCCGCCCGCGTTCGAGACGGCGCACGTTGACCTGCCAGCGTCCACCGAGACGACCGGCGCCGCCCCATCGTCCGCCACACCCGCGGCGAAGGATCCCGCCCCCGTCGTAGACCGCGCGGCAACGCCGACCACGCCCGCAGTCGCAGCGCCCGCCGCCGGTGCAACCGAAGCGCCCGCCGCTGCCGCCGCCGGTGCTGCCGCCGCCGAGAGCGCCGCTGCCGCCGTCGAGGAAATGGCGGACATTCTGTTCCGCGACCCGGACCTGGACCTGGACATTCCGATCAAGGTGCCCAAGCGGTTCGAGGAAACCGTGAAGCGCGGCTACGGCCGGCGCACGGCCCTGGATCGCAGCCTCACGTTCGCCAAAGAAGCCGAGCCAGTCCTCAAGGAATACATCGAGACGGGCGCGATTCGCGAGCTGCTGCCGCTCATCCAATTCGCGAAGACGAACGAGCCGTTCGCGCGGTTCGTCAGCGAGGCGTTCCGCCGCGCGCAAGCCGGGCTTCCCCTGGCGGAGCAAGTCCGCAACGAAGCCGCCCTGGCGCACGCGGTCGCCGCCACCGAGACGGCCGCGGCACCCGCACCGCCGGAGAACCCGTTCGAAGATCCGTCCGTTGCCGAGCTACGCCAACGCCTTGCGGCGATCGACGCGCGCGACCGCGAGCGCGAGGAGGCCCAGCGCCGCCAGCAGACCGAGCAGCAGCAGCGCCAAACCCGCCTCCAGGCGCACAGCAGCCGCATGGCGTTCGCCCACAATGACCTCGCGGGGCAATACCCCGGCGTCTTCAACCCGGCGCTCGGCGAGCGCGACCCGAACTTCGATCGCGCGTATCAGTACGCGCTCTCGGCGGGCTACTTCCAGACCTACCAGGACCCGGCCGCCGCCGTGCGCTTCGGATGGTACGGCGTGCAGCAACTTGACACCGAACGCGCCGCGGCGTTGCAAAGCCCAGCCGCGACCGCCCTCGCTGCCGTGGATACCCGGATGCTCGCCGCCGCCGCCCGCGAGGCGCGAGACAGCGCCTCCACGGTGGCTGGCGGGGCCGTCGCGACGAGCGTCATGCCCGCACCGCCGCCGAAGCCGTCCACGAAGGACGCGGCGGGCAAACTGAAGCCGCAGGAGGTCTACATGTCCGAGGTGCTGGCGTGGGAGCGGCAGTTCGGGCGGTTGAAAGGAGCCTAAACTACTTCGCCACGGTTCCGCTGTCCACGGCAACGCTGCCGATATGCACCCATTCATCGTGGGTCTTGAGGTGTACGCTCATGCCTTCTCCTTGACGATCACTTTGCAGCTTGGGCACCAACGGGCGGGAATCGGCGTCGGCGGCGCTTTTCGGTCGGGCCGAAAGTAGAGTCGTCGCAGCAGCGCGCCGCATTTGTGCGTCACTTTGTGCATACGCTATTGTTCGTTATGCGTAGCCGCACTTCCTGCTAGGCGATCCGCAGCGACCCAAAACTTTCGCTTGCCCTCTTGCGCTATGCCCCGCTCATCGTGTACGGAGACGGTATCAGCCCGTTCACCCTGGCGACAGACGCGAACACGGCCGACCGTCACACCCACAAGCAAGCCAACCAAGAGTAAGACCTGCCGCCGTTCGCGCGAGCAGACTCCAATCTTGAGGCGCACATCGCGTTTCGATCAGGAGATTTTGCACTTTATGGACGCTTGCAATGCCTAGCAATTTAGGCGGATATGACGACTCCAGCACCATCATTGCCGAGGAGTTCGCGCCGTACGTTTCCGATGCGGTGTTCATCGGCAACCGCGTCATCAAAGTTTTGTGGGACAACGCCCGGAAGCACAACGAAGGCCGCTTCCTGGCTCTCCCGCTGCTGACGCAGAAGAACAACACCGCCACCTCGTTCGGGCAGTACGACACGCTGCCGTCCGGGCCGCAGTCGATCTACTCGGTCGCTAGCTTCCCGTGGTCGTGGTACACGGCGTCCTGCACGCTGGACTACATCACGGTGCGCCTGGTGCGCGGGCCGAACATGCGTGTGGACAACCTTGTGGTGCAGGAAGAAGACGCCATCGGGTCGCTCACGGACCTGTTCGGCACGGACACGTGTTCCGCCACCAAGGGTGCGACTACGCAGCACGGCCAGCCGCTCGTCGGCGTGTTCGAGGCGTGCGACAACGGCACCACGTTCGACGTGTACGGCAACCTGGCGCGACTCGGCTCCGGGTCGCTCTCGACCTGGGCCGGCCAGGCGATCTACAACACGCAGAGCACGATCGGCACGGCGGCCAACGACGTGTCGCGCGCGCAGTTCCTCCGCAACTTCGCGGCGTGCGTGGTCGGTGACGCCAACCCGACGCACATCATGGGGCATCAGCAGATCGTGGCGTCGTGGATGTTCGCGATGGACGCGCAGGTGCGCGTGTCGCCGGGCGACTCGGCGAACCCGTACCTCGGCAACCCGGGCCTGCTCGGCGCGCAGTGGATCGGCGACAACCACTTCGACACCTACACCGCGTCGCCGGGCTCGTCGAACGTCGGCTACAACGCCTTCTTCGTCAACGTGCCGCACACGCCGTACCGCTACTTCGGCGAGAAGGGCTTCGACTTCATCCCCTGGCTCGACACGCCGAACATCCTCGAGAAGACGTGCCGGTACGTCACCGGGCTCGCGATGGCGTCGGACAACTGCCGCCTCAACGGGCTTGTCGCCTACCTCAACGATCTCCAGAACCTGTAAAGGACGCATCTGATATGGCAAAGGGAGAAGAACGGGGTCGGAGCGGCAAGACGACGGCCTCGCACAGCGAGCGGTTCGGGACGAGCTATCCGTCCGCGTTGCTCAACAATCCGTTCAACGCGAACGACGAGCTGTACGAGGAGGGCAACACCTCCAAGACGCTCGACTCGCCGACGAAGAACACGATCGACCACTGCGGGTTGCCGCTGCGAAAGGGCAACGCCTACGACAAAAATTGGGAGGGTGACTAGAAATGGCCCTTCGCCAACTGTTCCAACTCACCACCGGGTCGATGAATCCGTCGTACCTCACGGGCCTGCTTGCGGGCGGCGCGGGTGCGGCCACGGCCGGGATCGCAACGGCTCCTGGTATTTCCGCGCCATACATCGAGCCGAACGAACTCGAAGTCTTCGACGTCACGGCTCCGACGCTGCTCACGGCGGTGGTCGGCGCGACCACGCCCGCGGCGCCGGCGGCGTTCGGCAAACTGTTGGTGCTGGATCCGTCCAACTCCGGCCCGGGTGGCTGGAAGTGGAAGCAGAACGCCATCCGGTATCAGTCCGTTCCAGGCGGTCAGTACGGCGTCGTGTCCAAGCCTGCGTCGGCAAACACCCTGGGGAACTTCCTCAACGGTTCGGTCGGCCAAGCGACCGCGGTCGGCAACATCGCGACCCCCGGTGACAAGGCGCTCGTCGTCACGGACGGCCCGGTTCCGGCGCTCGTCACCACGACGACCACCGCGATCTCGGCCGGCATGCCGCTTGCGGCGGACGGCGCGGGCAACTTGACGCCGATCAACCAAGGGCTCCCGGGCAACACCACCAACAACATCCAGCCGGGCTCGGGCCAGGTGCTCGCGACGTCGATGGACTTCCTCACCACGGGTATTTCGACGCCCGTGCTGCGGAACGTCTGGCTCGGAGGGTACTGATGGAGCCGCACATCCGCGCAGACGATACGCTGCGCTCGGTCACGGAGCAGCCTGGCTATGTCGATGGCGTGAAGACGCAAGCGGCGAAGGTGGTTACGCTCGGCGCGTACTCCTCGCTGCAATCGCAGCCGCTCGGGACGCAGGCGAACGAGAACTTCTCGGTGCCTGCCAACTACCGCGTGCCGCCGGCGCAAATCTACGTCGTCAACCACTCGCGCACGCGTAAGTGGAAGCGCACGGTCACGGCCGTGTCGGAGACGCGCGGCGCCGAGGACGCGCTCATGCTCTCGAAAGAGCTTCGCAACATGTACAACGCGGACATGATGTACAAGCAAGTCGAGAAGGGCCGCGACATGAACCAGTACGCGACCGAAGTGAAGCCGGTGGTCTGGAAGCTCGCGCTTCCCGGCGGGCAGTTCGCGCTGATTCCGCCGTCGCACCCGGACGCGCCCGATCGCAAGATCATGGTCGAAGTGCCCGAGGGCACCTGGGACATGTACCTCGGCAACTACGAGCGGATGCAGGGCTATCCGGGCACGGGACCGCGGTTCCTCAAGGGGCCGAACGGTGAAGACATCCCGAACCCGATGGAGAAGTTCTCGCGGAAGATCCAGGGCGACGAGGAAACGCGCCTGGCGATCTTCTGGCGGCAGCGTCACAACCCGGTGTTCCTCGTCACGGACGACGGCGAGGAGAAGAACCGCAACAACCCGTTCGGCGTGCTCGAGTTCGTGCGCGTCTCGCGGACGGCGACGCGCGAGGTGATCGACAAGGAATACCTGGCCGCGCTGGATCTTGCGGAAGTCTGATGGCGCGTCACCCGTGGCTTGCCGGTCGGGCCGAGGAAGACACGCGGCGCGTGGGGCGCGTTGCGTGGGCTTCGCCGCCGCCTGACATCGGATCGCACGTCTTCAACGAGCCGTGCGATCCCGGGGAAGAAATGCTGCACCGCCCCATTCGCATCATGGAGGTGCAGCCGTCCGCGTACGATCGCGGCGGCAATATGTACGCGCAGCGGCAGCAGTACGACGCCACGATGAAGGCGCGCGGCTTCGGCCCCGAGGAGGACGACTAGTGGCATCCACCGCCGTCAACGTTCCGAATCCGGTATCGACACCGACTGCCGTGCAGCTCGCACAGGTGGCGGCGAACATTGCCGGCACGATCTTTACCGCCACGCAGAAAGGCCAGCAGTACGAGGACGTCTATCAGACCCTCGGCGACCTTGCGGCAGCGGTAAACTGCCTGGCGCAAGCGCTCATCACGATCAACAACACCACGGCGTCGTCGGTCGGCACCCTGCAAACGCGCCAGGGCTACGCGCTCGGCGCAAACGCCGTCATCCCGGCCAATATCAGCACGCGGCAAATCTGATGGCGAAGAAGAAGCACGCCGACGAGGCCGACGACAAGGCCATGCTCGCGGAAATGTTCGCCAAAAAGGGCGGCAAGAAGAAGAA